GTTGCAAATGCTGATTGTGTACTTCCAACTAATCTGGTTGCAGATGAAGATGTACTTGCAAATGCAGATTGAGCACTATTAACTGACCTTGTTACAGATGACGATAAAGTAGCATTAGCAGATCCAGTTACTCCTACAGACCTAGTAATCGATGAAGATGTACTTGCAAATGCAGATTCAGTACTGCTAACTGGCCTACTTGCTGACGCAGAAACAGTAGCGTTTCCAGACAGGGTTACACTAACAGATCTTGTAGCAGATGAAGATACTGTAGCAAAAGCACTAAGGCTTGCTGATTTATTACCACCGGGTACAGGCGGAGCAGCAAGCCTTACACCAATAAATATCGCTGTTATATAACCAGCGCTATTTGGTATTGCCATTAGTCTAGGCCAATACTAATACCTGTGTTGTTGGGGAATGTAATAGTTTGACCTGAGCCAAGAGTTACAGATCCGCCAGTAATATCTCCGTAGAACAAAATTGTTGCATCAGTAGAAGCAGTTGCACTGATTGTTGCTGAGTTGCAAATTGCAATACCTGCAATAGTAATAGATGCACCAGACGCAGTAAATGACACTGGTGTAATAAGAGTTAATGGCCCCGGCGCTCCTGTACTAGCCGCCGTATTTGCGCCACCAATGCCAAATACTGCATCAGTGGCTGCTGCTCCAATTCCAATTCGAGTACTGTAACCTGCGGTTCCTAATGCATTTTCAGCTAATGTGCCATCGCTAGCCACGTTTGTCATTAATGCTAAATACAAACGTGTTCCAGTGGAGCCATTGCCACCAAATGGGCCAAACGATGCACCCCTAAGTAGACAATTCAATAAGTTTGCTTCTGTAGCATTTGTAAATGCCGTTGATGTTGCCATGTTAACCTACCTTTACAATCGGATCTGCAAGTGCGGTTGTTAACGGTAAACTCCAAACAACCACGGTTCCTGCTTCATTGTACACATCAATTGTAGCTCCTGTTGATGCGTCAACTTTGTTTCGCAATATACGCAATGCCTGACGAACTGTTCTATCTGTAGATGTAGACGTATACGCACCGTTAAGCACAGATTCATTACCAGTGCTATCTAATTTACGAGCAAGAATACCATCAGCAATTTGCTCTTTACTCCATACGTGATCACCTAAAACTAAGAATGCATCACCAGAAGTTGGTGTGCTAGTCAAAGAATCAGAAAGTTCAACTACTCCATTAGTAGACGTGAATGTACTAATGACTGCGGTTTGGCCTGTCAGTGTTCCAGATGTAAACAATATTGTTTGACTATTATAAAAATTGTCTACGCCTGTTAATGATGTTCGGAAATAAATAGTAGAGTTAGCTGGCGCTCCACTTACAGACACGGTGCCTTCTGTTGCTAAATTAGCCTTGCGCAATAGATCCATCAATTTACCAAACGTGCCAGCAGTTGTATGCGACGCGTAAGGCTCATCCCAGACCGCACCTGCAATTTCCGTAGCTGCATTTGCAGCCAACGCAGTATTTGTAATTGCATCCGTAGCAAAAGATGATGACGTAATAGCACCAGAAGCAGTACCTGCTACAGTAACCTGACCAGATGCATTACCTGTAGGTAAACCACCTGCGGCTCCAGCTACAGCATTTGGTAATGCAGTAAGACCAATCCTTACTACATCAAATGGGTCATAGGCCATAATCTGTACTACGGAATTATAGTCACGACTGACAGTGGCCTTTTCAATATTTAAAGAAACCCAACCAAGTGTGTCTACTTCACCTGTAGTTAATTGATAGTAGTATTGCCCGTTACCTATTTCGGCCCACGTGCCAGCACCAGCTGCAGGAGTCGCTCCGTTTTTGCTGACATTAATAGTTGGTGCCGTTACACCAGTTTCTGGTGTAAACCCATCTGTAATGTCTACTAGAAGTACTGGAATACGTCTATGCGCTGCATCTGCATCACTTTGTTTTATTTGGAACATAACTACCTCACATTATCCCTCAAGTTGACTGAACGACGCAGGGATTGAATATACTGACGCACCGCCGGTTTGGGTATACGCAATATTATTAAATAGTAAATACCCTTGCAATGTTGATCCTGTTGTTTCGGTATACGTTGTTCCATTGTATGTAACTTTATTCATTACAACTCCATTCCTTATGTCAGTCATTAAGGCTCCGCTAAAATTAACAGCTGTTCGTATTAATGGAGTTGTACCCGTGTTTGCCTTCATCATAATGTAATACTTACTTCCGGCAGTTATAGTCTGAGCAGAAGGAAATATTCCGTATATGTAGTTTTGGTTATGATCGCCATCAAGAGTAATTGTTGAAAGTGTAGTGCCAGCTGAATTTTTTAATATTATGTCGTAAAGACTACCTGCGTTAATGGTAACTGCGTAAATGCAAACGCCATACAGTGAAATGTCAGGCGTATTTACTGGGAGAGTAAGCGTTGTGCCAATTTCATTCACACCAGTTACAGCTGCTTCAGATCCGCTTGAAGACTGTAATCCTGTTCCATAATATTTAGTTCCATCATATAACCAAATCCCGCCGCCGGGCCGCACTGTAGCTGCAGACCAAACACCTGATATCCTTCCATGCGCTCCTCGTGTTTTTCCAGTTGTAGTGTTATTTACATTATTGAAAATATTTACAGATCCCGTGAATCCAGATACTGCATTTCTAATTACTAAGTAATATGCCGTACCTTTTGTCAGCGATGTTGTTGTTACTGTAGTAGTTGCAAAACCAGAGCCGGATGCAGGAGCTGTCCATGTCCCAGACGTTATAAATGTACCATCAGGAAAACCTGTAGTTGCGTTTACGCCCTGTATGCCAACATCAAATGTATTAGGTGATGGAGCTGTGTTAATCGTATATTGAAAAACAATTGTGGTCACATTATGCGTAACTTGTGGCACATAATAAACGGCAACACCGCCATTACTACTAGTAATTGCTCCCGACGCGCCTCCAAAGTTTGCTGTAGAAAAACCATCTAGAGGCAACAATAATTTAGATGTAGGTACGTTTATTGTTGGCATTAACCTGAAAACCCTCCATCAAAAAATGAAGACCCGTTAATATATCCACCTCCTCCACCACTGTCGTTGTATCTTATTCCACGTATTTGCAATCCAAATGTCGTATACATATTTGTATTTTCAACGATTGTAGCGCCATACTTGTATGCGTAATTTGTAATAAACGCTCCACTTGTTCTAATAAATTGACTATCGTAATCAAATACACGCCAATCTGTGGGAACAGCTGTAAATGTGCCAGTAAATGCTAATAAAAAGTAATATTTAGTATTTGGCTCTAACCAAATATCAGACGATGTTGCATTTTTAAAGTATGAAAATCCTACGCCCGATCCATTAAATCTGTCTGTGTCTAATGCCTCTATTGTGTTTAGTAGTGTTCCAGATGCATTGTATTGTTTTAATGAGAACGTCATGCCCGGATTAGTCAAGGTAAGAGATAGCGACATGGAAAGTGCGTCTAATTTAATTGCTGGGTGATTTGCGTCTAATGTAAAAGCAAATCCGATTTCATCAGATTCATTAATACATGCAGTCATTGTGTGTGTGCCTGTACCCGCAGATCCAGCAGAAATTGCGGCACCGCCACGTGTAGCTGATAACGTTACATCAGTAGCTGATATTGTTTTTATGTAATAGGTAGTGTTGATTGCAAAGTTAGTTGGCAATGTACCCGTCGTTGTCAATCGCACTGGACTGTCAATATTTAATGTGGCCGTGTTATATGTTGATGTAACGTTTGCACTGCCATTAGTAAATGTAACAGTAAATTGATAATTTGACTGTGCGCCCATTGCTGGTTGATCTAATGAATACCAGTTTGTGGCAGATCCATAAATTGGCTGAGATGAACTTCCGGACACAGCTCTTACCCATGCGGACGCAACTCTAGTTGATGGCCGTAACATTCCTGCGTAATTTTGCGCTGTTGTTATTAAATAATGAAGAGATATATTTCCAGTAAATGATCCATTAGGAATAATAACTATGTAATAGAATTGCCCCATAGTTACTGAAACAGGATTGGTTAAAGTAAGTACATAATTAGACGGAAAAGCTTGCGTTGAAAATGAAACCGTATTCTGCGTTGCTAAAAACGTGCCCGACGGAAGACCTCCACCACCAAAAGCTTGTATGCCAATGTCTAAATTTGTAACAGCAGTAGTTACAGACGCAATTGGTATAACTACGCGAGTAATAGTCCCTGTAAACTCCGCAATAAATGGCATTGCTAATCCAGTTGTAGTACCACTTATTGTTAATGCACTACGACTTTCATACGGCCTCTGATCAAAGCCCAATATAAATGAACAGTCGGCTGTAACTAATGCCATTACACAATCCTGACAATATTGCCATTAGGCTCAGCTAAATCAAACACAAACGTCTTACCTTCTATTAACGCACCACCAAAATGAGCGCAATAACAAACAATATATTTACGCAAGTTTTCAATAATTTCAGTGTCGTATAAGGCACAATCTTGATCTAATGTTTCCTCGCTGACATACTCAAGTGCAAGTCCGTCACTAAATATGACTGATATGCGCCCGTTATCTAATACGTTATACGAGGTTAATCCTAACTCATAATACTCATTCATTACTGACTAACCTTCTTAAGTGTGTTTTCAATTAATGTGTTAAACGCTTGCACTGTACGCAAACCTAGTGTCCCAAGTAAAAAAGAAAGCCCAATCATTTGATGAGGCTGATCCCAACCTAATTGCTTGGCAACCATGGGCGTTAGATATATTGCGGAAGCTGTACCGGACAAAACGGTTATGATTCCTTGCATAATTGTTCTGATCTTTGGCCAGTCAGTTCCAATTACAGCGCCAATAAATCCAGCAAGCAGTTGATTCCAGTCAAAGTGCAACTTATCCATTGAAGTCCCTCGTCGTTTCACTGACACGTTTCACCTCCGGCAATGTTACTGAAAACATTGGCAAAGCTGTATCTTGCCGCATGAAAAACGCAATCAACGCAGTTGCCATAGCAGGTATACCAGCACGGAGACCTTCTATGCTAGAAAGAAGTAGTGCTCTAGTCACCATTCCATAATTAGCATTATCTGAAATGTGAAATGCTTTCCAAGCTGCGTCAAACTCAGGTACCGCACTTGTCAAAAATGCAGCTAACATAATTAAAATTAAACGACCATATGCTATTTTCATTTTTGACTCTGTGGAATAGGAGGAACACCATATGGACACCCCGGCAACTTCAATGAAGTATCTTGTTGTGCCCATAATTGCATACGAGTAAGGTCGTACCAATCCTTCCAAAACGCACGGCCAACTAATGATGGGTCATCATAATTTTTAAATGCAAGTTTTCCAGCGACATAAGCAGGTATCGCCTTAAGTAATATATCGTCGGGGGCAATACTTAATGTGACGGTTGATGTTGGATCAGTTGAAATTGTAGCTGGCATAACACCACCAGTAACTACTATGTCGATGGCTGATGTAGGTGCAGGGTACAAACCAATATTTGTATTTCCTGATCTATACCAATATGTCGGTGTTCCAGTAGTAGATGTGTATCCTAAGTCGTAAGAACGCAACTCCATTTCACCGCAATGTATTAGTAAACTGCTTCCTATTTTGACTGTTAAAGGATGCCACAATAACTTATCCGCAAATGTAGTTACACGGGTGCTTGTGTTAATTGAAATAGAATCTTCGTTCCATACGCATGAACGTGCCATTTCCTTGGCTGCTTCATTAATATATGTACAAATTGTTTCATCACTAAAAACACTATTGCCAACAACTGTAAATGTTCCGCCTGTTCCACCAGTAGGTGTTAAACTTGCTGGCGCAACTCCAACAAGTTGAAATCCAGTACCGCTTAAATTAGTGGCTGAAACGGTGTAAGTTTTATTGGCAATGATGTTAGTTACCGTAGAGGTAATAAAACGTACTTGATCACCTACGGCTAAAGAGTTGACTGCTGATATCAATGGATTTCCAATAGAAACCGTAGCAGATGTTATTGGTAACCCAACGCCCGTGGCAAGTTCACCGACTACTGACGTGTTCGTTTCATTTAAAAGCTTTAAAGCTTCGTTTCGTAATTCGGTAAATCCTAGTGCCATTAGACTGCTCTCCGTGCATATGTTGCAGCATAAGATTCAACCTGACCTAGTCGGTCTAAGTATTCTTGCTTGAACAATACTATCCCGTCTTTATCACGCATTTGTAATGCACGTGTAGATAGTACTAAATAAACTAAGCAGTCATGAGCTACATCTGGAAGTGGACACTCTGTTGTGTCAGTGTTGACTAAAGCTGTACCAGTAGTGTCATAAGCCCAGTTGTCGCCGGGTTGCGCGAAACCTTCTACTAGGACTCCGTTAGTTACACTAATAGAAGGTATCGGAAAAAATGTAATGCGGTTCATGCCAGATATAACTGCTGCATCTGGAACCTGTTGTTCTGGTTGCGTTCTATATCGATCAACCATTTGATTGCTAAAATTAAACAGTTTTGGTTGCCAGTATTCACCTGACATATTCAATACTTTTAAAACTCTGATTTTGTAAATATCTGGTGCGCAGTAATCAGATTCTCCTGCAATCAGAGATAAATACCGACGGCCAACAAGACAGTCAGTACGTCTGGCTATCTCATTGGCCGATTCTAAAATGATGTAATCTAGGCCAAATGGATCAAGGTCCGCATCGGTGCCAAAATAGTTCCGACCCAGCATGCGTACTTTTTGTTTAATTTGACCTAGATTCATATCAACTCCTAGAAGGATGCTCCGTCACGTCCATTCTTAACGTAGGCGTTAAGAACAAGGAGGTCAGCTGCTGTTGCACCAGTTGAAGTAGTAACGTATCGCACACGGTAATACGTCCTATTACTTGGGGCAATTGAAGCTTGTAACATCGCACCGGAACTACACTTGACAAAAGACGTAGTTGCAGCGCCAGCAGTAGCTAGTAATGAGGCAGCGATGTAAACGCCATTATAAGCTGCAGCTGGACCAAGTCCGATTGTAAATGTAGTTGCAGAAGGCACAGATGTAACAACATAAACCTGACCAAGAGTAACTGCTGCTGCAGTAACGTTAGGTGGTCCAACTGCTAATGCTGTTCCAACTGCGTCAACAATTAACACGTCACCAACTGACAAGTTGTGGTTTGCACCAGCAGTTAATAAGCCTGTAGCAGCAGCAGTAGTTAACGTAATCGTAGATGCAGTGCCCGTAGTTGCGGTCAGTGTAGACTCACTAGCACCTACTTGGAACCACGTACTGTTGTCACTAGATGCTTCAACAACCATGTTTACTGTTGTAGCTGTAGTAGCCTGTCGGACTTGTACAGCCGAATGCACATACATCTGGTTGCGGTTATTATGGCCCCACAGTGTAAAAGCATTAGCAGCTGGTTGATCAGCTACAGCATTACCAATAAATACAGTTGCGTCTGCTACTGTATTGGTGTAACCACCAAGCAGTAACGGTTGCGACCATCCATTAGTAGATGTTGCACCCTGAATACCAGCAACAGTCGATGATACAGAGGTGTCGTTAAATCCAACCTTAAGGCTCGATCCAGATCCTCCGCCAAACCTAAATTGAAGTTTTGCGTCACGCATTGTTTTTCTCCTTACTGAACCTTAACGTTGATACGGCCAATAGCACGAACGTGAGGAATCCACAGACCACAGCCCCAATCAAAGAGGATGTTGTGCATGATTCCGTTTTCCTTAGATAAACCTAAGTACTGTGGCTTAAATGGTCCAGACTGCCAACCAGTCACGTAACCGGATCCATAACGAACAGCATAAATCTGTGAAGTATTAGCGTTAGAACCGGAGACAGTGGAAATTGTAAGCGAGTTGGAAATGACTGGCGTGGAACCGTCAGCCTTACGACCAACAACACGAATGGTTGCATTCTTATACTTCTCAACAGGTCGATCAAAGCTGTCTTGAGTAATATCAAAACCTGCTCCAATACCCATTACACGAATGGCCATTTCAACCTGACGCTTAGTAAGCTCAGACATATAGAAGACAACACCATCACCGTCTGGCGTATTCATGTTGTCTAATAAACGCTGAATATCAGCGATCATTCGGTTTGCAGCGCCAATGCCCTGCGTAGATGTTGCTGTCCCGCTATTGACGAGAAGGTTACCAAGCGAGATGTCAGCTGTTGTATCAATAACCATTTCAGTTGGAATGTCATACTGGTTTGGGTTATTTAAACGATACGCAAGACCGGGGAATGCGTCAACGCTATTACCAGCAACGTTAGACGTTGGGTCGTTGTTGATAAATTTATCGTTAAAGTCATACGCAAAACCTTCCAAATACATCTGAACCTGTGCTTCAACAGGATCAATAATGTTATTTGGCTGATCAAGAAGAACGTGGTCCACCGTAATTTTATTACGGAGTAAGTACATCTGCTCTTCATACGACTTTGGCTTACCCTTGACTGCGACTGGTTCGGAGTTAATACCCGTCCAGTTAGGCGTTGGGATACCACTGTTAACGTAACGCTGTCCAACTTGACGTAGCGATGGGGATGTTGTGAATGGAATGTCCTTGATTGCATTCCATGTCTTGTGAAGACTCTTAGTAATCTCTTTTACGAGTGGATCATTGGAAAGGATTGCCTGATCCGCAAGAGTCAATGCACCATTAAAATCAATAGCCATTGGTTTATTCCTTAGATGTTATTAACGTTCCTGCCGATACCTAGCATGCGAGAAATAGCTCCCATTGGAGATCCTAACTGCTTTGGTGGCGGAGGTGTAACTACGGGTTGTGCTGAGTAAGAAGTGTCAATTGGAGTTGGGATACTACGCTGTTGCGCAATTAATCCAGTCAACTCTGGCACTAGCGATTCAGCCAGATTAGCAATTTCATTATGAACAATTTGCGCAGCTTGAGTAGGAGGCAGTCCAGCATTAATTAAGTTATCAACAATGCCCGGTGCCCGATTAGCATATGGATATTGCTCGAAAGCAACGCTCCTTTGCTGTGCAGTCATGTACGAATTCATTTGATTAACAAGTGAATCGTACTTACCCTTTTGAATTTCTACTTCAGCTTGTGCTCTAGCAACTTCCGGATCCATAAAGCTGGTCTGAGCCATTTCCTCATACCGTTGCCTAATGTCAGCTTCACGTTGTTGAGCCTGTTGTTCTTGAAGTGCGCGTTGAACATCAGCAGCAGATTGATAGCCTTGGCTTTCAAACTGTTTGATTACATCTGCCCATTTATCATAAGCCGATGCTTGCTCTCTGTTCGCCTTAGCTGCTTCATTTACTTCCCTGAACCGTTCATACGGAACATCTTGTGGAGTGTTCTGATTAGCTGCAAGGCTATCCATAATCCTTTGTCGGACCATGGTTTCAGGATCGATATCTGGTTCTACAAATTCGTCCAACCAACCTAAATCTGTTTCGGATTGTCCATCACTATTCGAGCTATTTAACGCCATTGCGCTCGTAAGGTCTCCGGCGGAGAAACCACTATCAGAATTAAACCCATTGTCCATTGCCACTGCTGGTGAATCAGTGGTACGCATCACCATCTCTTCGGACATTAAATATTACCTTCCTTTTTAACTGCCATGCCAGTTTCTGGCTGCAATCTATTCATAACATGTTGTTTACCAACATCGACCATTGCAAAATCTTCATTCTGCTGTGCTTCAAGTCCGGCCTTAGCCGTTTCAAGTGCAATATCTGCCTGAAGCTTACTTGATATTTGAGCTTGCATTTTCTTCATGTCAAGCATTGCTTTATGCTCCTCAGCTTGAGGGTCATATTGTTGTTTAGGAGCGTTCTGCTGAGCCATCTGCTGTTGTTGCATTTCCATTTGTTGTTGCTGCGCTGCTGCCATCTTTTTGTCTTGTTCGGTTAGGTGATCAAGGATTTTTGTGGTTTCTGGCATGCCAACTAATTCAATAAACAACTTATTCGTTGCTGGGTCCATTGGGTCGCCAAACACACCCATCTGTCGCAATGCAGCATATTTCTGCAATCTTGCATCTGGCCCATCATCCATTGATGATCCGGGAAGATACACAATGCGATACATTCCGCCATTTCGCAATGCGTCAAATCGCATAATCCCCTGTTGGATTTGGTCTTTTGGAAGCATTCCGCCTTGCATGTTTCCAACAAAGGGAACAATTGCAAACTGCTCAATTAACGCAACTTCCCATTCTTTAATCTTTGCGTTACTTATTTCAATGTCAGCTCGGACATAACTATGTTGCGTGTTGTCAGCTTTTTGCAGTAATCGAACAGATTCTGCGGGAGTACCTGCTTGTGCCATACCTTGAGACACATCATGTAATCCAGCAATATCCATCATGTCTTTTTCAATGAATTGCAGTAATGGGAATAGGTCACTTCCAATTCCCGGCGCTCTTTGAATTACTGGAGGATGCGCACCCCTGTCGTAATAAACTTTTCGGTAAATCCTATTCTTATCTTCAATCGTGTCACTTTCTTTGTCGTATGCGTCAGCTCCGACATTAGATAGTCTTTCGATCATCAGGTAATCCTTTTGACCTTCAAACTGTTCTAGTAAACGAGAATAGATACGATTGTATGTTTGCTGCAGAGAAACTAAATCGAACCCAAGGCTGTAACCATACGGAGTGCCAGCTCTTGGTTGCCATCGCAATGGAATAAATGGAAACGAATCACGTTTCTTATAAGGCCAAATACCAGCGTATAAAAGCGTGGATTCAGTAGCAACAATGTATCTACCCTTTTCATACTGCTTGCTTGGCTTCTCCCAATACTCATACACTACAGCAGCGTTTTTGCGTCGGTCGTGATTATTTAAGTGTGTAACGGATGGTGGAATCCATCCACGTCCACCACCATTTGAGTTGTCTAAATAGTTGTCAACATAACCAGCATTATGGCCAACCATTGCATCAGGCCTAACACTTTTACCTATTTCACCGTATGAATCAACAAACCATGACAATGGCTTAATTGATGCATGAATCATCCATCTAACATCTTCATCGCGTTTTGCGCTTGGGTCAACATACACATCAAACGCTGGAAGAATTTGCTCAACAATATCTCCAACTTTCATTTCGACGTGACCAACCACAGTATGTGCGTCTACATCCATCTGTGGCACAATTTGCGTTTTTGATGAATTCCAAAAAACTTTAAGAAATGATGTACCGCAAACACATGCCCATCGAACACGTTCTTTTGTTTGTGTTTCTCTGTCAAACTTTCGATTGTAATGTTTGACTATAAAGTTTGCTTCATCAGCAGCTGCTCTATCTTGCTCACTATCTGATAATGCAACCGCTGTTGCATCTGGAGCACATTGCGTCAACTTACCAATAACACCGTCAATCAATGGCCTAATTTTATTTACGGTCATATACCGATTTGGCTCATGCGGACTTTGTAGTTGAACTAGGTTTCTTGTCTGACTCGCAATGCGTAACCATTGTCTACCTTCAAAAAACGCTACAGCTAAAGCCCACTCTAATTCTTGCTCTTGCCTTGATCGCTGTGCTGATTGAAATTGATCAGAAACAAATTTTGCTACGCGCATTCCTTCTTCAGGTTGTTCACGCGGATCTACTTTCCAGTCTGATGGTAGATGGTCAAGTTTTAAATTGTCTTTGTCTGCTAGTTGCAAACTTTTGACAGGAAAAGACCCAATTGTGCCGGGTGCAGATGGCTTTTTAAATGCAGATAAGCGTACGTCTTGCGTAGCGCCGCCGTTTAACAATTGTTGTATATCCATGCTTACACCCACTTCTCGTCATTGATAATCCGCTCGTAATATAACTTGGTGTCTTTGATGTCGGACAATAATGTAATGACTCTAAATAGTATTAACGTAGTAGTAATACTAAATACAACGAGCACTGCCAATATCGCAATTAACATCAAATCCAGTTATCTTCCTTAGATTTTTTATACCAACTAGGTAAACCAAACTCTTTACCTGATTTACCTTCTCCAGTCTCAGGACATTTTACTGGGTATTCTCGCCACATTACTCCATAGCGGAAACTATCAATGGCGTGATCGTTACGTGTTCCGTTGTCAATCTCATCCGCATCTTTTGTATGCGTCATTGTTTCAGACAACTGTTTAATTAAATTAGGGCAAGACCCACGAACAATTTGCAATTTTGGTCTTAGTACGCCGTTTACAAATTCAGATGCAGCCAACCATTCTTTTGTTCTTGCCCATCCAGCCTTGCGGTCTTTAACAGCACGTACTGCGGGTAAATTTTTATCCCACCAACATTCAACCGGATATTCACCAATTCGTTCTTCAACATTTTTAGGTGGGAATGTATTTGCCCAGTCGTAAGCAATAGCCTCTAATTTAGTATTCCATGCACCTGAACGCTTGTTCTTATCTGCCGGAGTAGCTACTTTATGTTTTTCCAAAAACTCGCAAACTAGTTGTGCCTGATCTGAAGACACTTTTCCAGCTTCATACCATTCACCTAGAACGTAAACATTTTCTCGCTCGTCACTTGCATACAACAAGAAACAAGCTGGTGCACCAGTACCGTAGTCATGGCTTGCCCAATATCTCCACCACGGTTGTGCCTCAACATAATCAACAACATGCCAAGGCGTTCCGTCTTGTGAGTATTCACGGAAGTCTGGGAAAAAGCGTCCGCCTACACCAACATCGTGTTGGCATTCTCGCAAAAATGAAATTAATCCAAAGTCTTCAATTTCACGTTGGCATACATCTATATTCTTATGTTCCCATGTTGCTTTACCAGCTGTGATTTTCCAACTAGTGCGACCATCTTCTTTTTCAACGGGCATGTATTCTAAGCCCTCAATAGCTGGCACAATAGGAGACTGTATTCTGTTTTGCAACATATCTAACTCACCAGACAACACACGCGACATCACGCTGTTGCTGTGGATTCTGTTTTGCACAAACACAATAGCGCAATCTCTACTCTTAGCAGGAAGGATTGTCGCTGTAATAGTTTCAATTTTCTTTTCTACTCTATTGACGCTGTCTCCCAATTCATCAATATCGTCAAGGATAATCATGTCAGGTCTAAGATGGTCAAGCTTAACGCCACGAGCACCAGTATCAAGACCAAAAGCAAGTACATTAAACCCATTAGCAGTGCGTAATTTACTAGCATTCCAACCTTTTGAAAAACCATATTGATTGACTGCGCGTTCAATTCCACATCGCTCCATTACTCCAGCAATGTCACTTACGTGCCTATTAGCAGCATCTTGCGTTGCACAAACGTATAGCAGAAAACGCCGTGTGGCTCTTACCGCTGTCCAGCTAGATATAAGCTCAACGGTTGTAGATTTACCACCACCACGAAACCAGCACTCAATCAATGCTGGAGGCGCAACTCCTTGCTCTAATTTAGAAGCCCAATCCCAAGCGCGTTTATGGTGATCTCCAAGTGGTGAATTGGCAGCGTGAGGGGCATTGTGCTTTAACCACTGCGCATAATCAAGTTCTGCACCCGGCAATGCCACAGCTTTACCGCTATCGTAATCGCCAGTCTCAATTATATTTGTAAGCTCAGATTCAATTGCTTCTAACAAAGACAATGACAACGGCTTGTCTGGCCGTACGTGTTTTTTAAAATTCTTCGGAGTGACACGAGTATTAACTAATGGTTTCATTTTCTTCTACAATCTCAGCGTCAATTATGTTTTCGTCTTGGTATGTTTTTAATAATTTACTCACACCAGTTCTGATTAACGTCATCTCATCTGGATCTTTGACAGAAGCTTTAATAACACCTAAAACTTGCATGATTAAACTGTACGCTTGATCTACTTCTAACGTATATGCTTTTGTATGCATCATGCGTTGTTCTATTTCAATTACCTTAGTTCTCTTTTCGATTAATTCAATAACGTCTTGTGATGCTGCATATGTATCAATACCATCGCTTATCATTTTCCCTAATGCGGAAAATTCTTCAGTAAATCCGGGATCTGACAACATTCGACTACAAATGACATATTGACTCTTAATGTTATTGTAGTGGTCAAGGCTAATGCCTTCAGACGCAGCTTCTGCCCTTACGTCCATTAATGCAGTCAAATATGCTGCATCATCTTTCAGGCTAAATAATTCTGGATCTTCTCTTAATTCATCTATTCTAGAAAGTAACTTAGGTGCAACAGAAGCAAATCTACGCCTTTGAGCAGACCACAATCCTGTTTTGAAAGTTGCTGACTCAATACCAACAGCTGCTTTTCCTCCATGGAATTTGCAAAACTGTCGCCCCTTAATTGCTAAATTGTTACATTGCTTTCCTTCTTGTAATGAAGCGCAACAAAGCAATTGTTTGCTGCCGTTTGGTGAATTGCGATAACGCTGTTCTGTCATGGTGTAAAATCGGTCGGAACAAAAGGCCTATCTTTTTTTGCTTTTTGATTTGGAAAAACACTTTTAATTGAATTATACATATTACCTACGGCAATGCCAGCCCCTCTAGCATTAACGTGCTGCATTGCTGGCACCACATGTTTAATAAACGGATGTCCAGAATATTGTTTTGCTGCCCAATCAGTAATTGGTTTATCAATTGGGTTATTTGGATTATTCCAACTTTTGGGTAATAAATTACCAACACCATTTTTAGACGCATAATCCATTATCATTGGATCAATAGTCATTCCGGATGTGTAATCTTTTACAAAGTTAGCAGCTGGGGCTATAACTGGCATAGCTGGAATCGTTTGTGGTGCTACGCCAGCAATAAGCGCGAGTAAGCCTTTGACACCAATGTCAGATACTAATCCAGCGCCCTCTACCATTAATGCACCTTGCAATGCATTAACTTTGTTGTTAATTCCGGGTTGTTGTAGTGCATTTAAATAATTAGGTACACGAAACATGTACGCATTAGCAGCTTCTTGAGCTACAGGTCCCAGTGTAGATGCTAATGCTGAACCAGCCGCCCCTCCTTTAAAAGCAGATGCCTTATCTGCATAGACACTATTTACCTGTGGTACTGCGCCATTAAACCTTACAGATGTATTTAAAGGCCTGTTGTTTATTGCTTCGGCTGATGCGTTTAGCATCTTAAAAAGTCCAACGTCACCTAACGGATTGTTTTTTGGTGGCATTATTTCTTCTCCGGTTTTTTCTGCGTCTCGCTAAATCCAGCCCTGAACGTATCTAAAAGGTTATTAAGCCCAAGCGTAAAAGCAGTAATAATAAGGTTGCGAGGTACACCACGTGACTTACTAATACGTTTTACGTTTTCAGTAGCACCGGGCACATCTGCAGCTTTTACTAATTCAGTAGGTTGCTTTGTAGTGCCACGAGATGGAACATGCTTGACAATCAAACTGTCTCCACCATGCTCCCAGATCTGTGAAAAGTCAGTAATCTTATTAGTGCTGATTTTTTTAACTAACTCCAGATACTTATCTGTGTCTAGCCAGTAATTTTCCCCGTCAACCTTTAAGCCTACATATCTAGCATTATGAATCATGCTGTCAGGTTTAATTTCGCGATTTCCTATCAATTTTTTACGTCTTGCAACTTCCATATCCTGTAACGTTTTTACTTGCATTTCTGCTGCGTACATACGCTTCTGCGCCTCAGTCATATTTGATCGAGCGCCTTCTAGAATACTCGTTGGTAATTTAAACGTAAATGACTTTGCAACGTCGTCCATTATCCTTCTTTGTTGCAGTGTTCCTTGTTGATACATTGGCTGTGAGCGCATCCAACCCAATGCAGTAGAAGTACGCATAGCTACTCTACTAACTGGTTTAGCTGGAATACCAACAGTCTGCTTAGGAGGTAATGGTGGTATAGGCCCTAACTTACCTTCACGACCCGGATCTCCCGGTGCGTCCATATCTGTTGACCCTTGCCTACCGGGGCTAGTAAAGTCAAAGGTTGCCTTTTCACGAGGTTGAATTTTTGCTGGCTTAGACGCAGTTGGATCCCATAAATGAAATCCACTACCGATGTCGTAGAACAAATCATTAGTTGGCTCAAAGCCAAGATCTACAGCTGGGCTTCCAGCTCTTACGCGAGCTTCTTGAGTATCAATTCGACGTTGTGCATCGGCAGTTCGTCCGGGTAATACAACACCTTCTTCAACCTTTGGGCCTTTCATTAAAGCTGCAGCACGTAAACGCTCAGCTTGTGTTCTAGCTTCAGGTGTAAACATGGCTGCTCCACCTGATTGACGTGTATACAACTTTGCATATTCACCAACAACAAAGTTGTTTATATTCCTGTGTTTCGGATCAGCAAAAGTGCGTATTGTTTGTTCAGCCTCATTTAAATCACGTATTGCTTTAACAACTTGTGGAAATTTACTTGGAGCTAAATCCGCAAGGCGCTTAAAGTCATCCGTAGTGATATCGTTGTCTACGGTATTTAAAGCCTCTCTGGCGCGTTCTAATCGTGCTTTTGCTTGTGGATTGTTTGATTGTTCCGCAGCAGACATAGAATTCCAGTTGTCACTAGCATCTGCGTATTCATTCCAAGTTGTGCTTAACTTTTCGGTTACCTTATCTAACTTTGCACGTAATGCAGCAACTTCTGGTAAGTTTTTTACTTGATCTAAAATTGCATCAACGTCAGCTTTAGCGGACGCAACTTTATCGTAAGCTTTACTTTCTGCTGATTGTTGACCATTCTTTGGAATTAATTTTGCTTTAGCAATTACCTGTTTTCCATTTGGTGTATCTTGAAATTCCTTTGCTTCATATACAACCTTGTAAACAGGATTTGATTCAGTTGGTTTAATTACGCGACGTGAAATTGTTACGTTAGGATTAGGTCGTCCATTTTTTAACGTAAATTTTATTTGTGCGTCAATTGGTTTAGCTTCTTGCTTTACGCCTTTTTCATCAGCAAATGATTGAGCCATTTTCTCGGACCAACCCTCGGCCTCAAAAAGCTCTGTGCCTTCAAATGACGATGGATATCGCAACAAGTCTTGACCTGCACCACGCTTAATTGATTTATCAACTTTATTCCATGCTGGAACATCTTGACCAGCAAGCCATCGATTGACGGCTTCTTCTGCGTCTGCCATTTTTTCAGCATCGGTCATTTGACTGAAAGGCAATAATGTTCCGAATGGCGCACCTGATTGTGTTGTCTGTCCAAATTTACGAACACCGGGTAATCCTCGTTTTTCGTAATCAGCCAACGTCATTAATCCGCCTTGGTTAAATGTTGTGTTTGGGTCAAGCATTCTGTTTAACGTTTGCTTGTATGCTCCAATAACCTCATTTAAATGCTTAATTGAATCCGGGTCATCATTCCCTTCTTTACTTAATTCAAGTAAGCCAATTTTTTGCTGTAAGCCTTCTACAACTGCTTTGTTTTTTGCTCCATATGGCGTTCCCTCTTCTAGTAAATGCCGTACAGGGTCTAATAGTTTTGCAGCAGCTACATTGTCGTTTAATTCAACTGACTTGCGATATGCAGCATTTCTAGCCTCAACTGATGATGACGTGACGCTAATTTTCTTAGTGTCAATGTAATCATACAAATCTTGTTTTGCAGCAGCTACATTAGGACTATTTTCATCACCACCAGTCCATGTAGCAGCCATTAATGCATCAACGTATTTAGTAAGTTTTTCTTCTGCTTTTGGATCTAATCCTCGGCCATCGTCAGCTCTAAACACCTGATTCCTAGACAGTGATTGAATTGCAGAATTTAATACGCTCTTACGTGTATTTGTTCGCGCTGAATTAATATCACCAGTCGTAGCATCAGCCATCATTGTCAGGTTATCAAGGCCATCAGTAATGCCGCGGCTGATGTCATTTTCAACTGCAAATAAATGGTTTGTAGCTCGTCGGCGTTTTGCGTCTTCAGCTTCCATTCCACCTAAAACAGCGCGTTCAACTGGGCTTGTAAGATCACGAGGACCTTTTGGATTTGGCCCCGGAATAACAGTCTTCTCTAATGTGCTGTCTTTTAAAATGCCACCAAGGTAGTTAAATTTTGTGGTGACTCCACCAATTTCGCCAGAGTCATTTGATTTCAATGACTTTAAAACGTCTTTAGTAAAGCCATCCTCAGATTGACCAAGGATTGATTGAATACCTAAATTGCGTTCAATGTCCGCAGCAAGATCAGGATTTAATTGCGCCGTTCTATGTAACCATCGCAATGATTTCTCTAATCTGTACGAAAACATTTTTTGATCGCCGTCAAATAAAACAGATCCAGTGTCTGGATTGTCATTTAAAACGGATGACATATTTTTATTTAATTCAGACCTAAGCTTAGAATCCGATGCACCGGCAGTGAACAAATCACTCATTTGCATCCTGAATTCATCTGTGCCAGTAATGTTTTTTGTTGGTTGTAAATAAATTGGTTTGCCATCTGGAGTCTGCGCAAACGAGTGATACATGTCTGGTAAAAGCCGCCTTGCACCAGTTTCAGAATTACCCTGCAATTGAACTCTTGCGCCTGAAATAGGCTCCCATAACGTAGCTCGTAAATCTTGTACAGTAGCTGGATCTAATCCTAGTGACCCAAGACCTTCCATCAACCTCTGTGTGGCGTTAGATATTGTTGATGTAGTCCTATTTGATTGTTGTGCTCCAGTCAATGCAACTGTTTCACTACCAACCTTATTTGCCAATGTTTGTAATGTTGATTGAAAATCTGCTGGCGGATTATTAATACCAATTAAAAAGTCATCACGACGATCGCCAAAAAGACCCATTACATCAGCTAATTTATTGCGCTGATCCATAGTCAAATCAAGATTAGATACTAAATTACCTAAGAATTGCGGTTGGTTTTTAGCTGTTCCCCAACCTTGTACGTTCATCGATGCAGTTTGATTAGAAGCAATAGGGAACGTACCAGTAGTTGTTTGCGGAGTAAAAATTGGAGACCGCTCATGCTGAGCATACAACCCAACATTGTTAGGAGTATCTTTTGTGTACCCAGTTATTGCGTGTAAAAAATCAGCATTAGTAAATCGACCAAGTGGTTTAGCAGCATCCTCTGATGTAGATCCATTATCTAATTGATTCTGAAACAATCTAGCTGTTGCGTCGTACTGTGCTTCATCTTCAGGCGTTTTAATACCTTTAGGGGACAACATATCTTTTAATGTAGTCCCAAGTCGAATTTTACTTCCTAGCAATTTTGCGTCATCAGGATTCAACATTCCGTCAGCAACTTGCTTCATTGCGTCTTTAGCTTCAGGAAGATTAAAAATACCTTGACCATTTAACTGACTTAAGGTAACGCCGGTTAAATATTTTCCCGCAGGAGATTCTTTAAATCGCTCAAAAGATGCCTCTGCGTCATCAATGCCGCTGACTTGATACTGCTTGCCTTGTTTTGCAGCTCCTTCAACTAAACCTAAAGTTGCTGCAGCAATTTTATTCCCTTTACCAGCTTCGGTCCTTAATTCAGCTATATGGTTTTTTACAAACTCCCATGTTGTTCTTTGAGCAACAGATTCTTTGCGACCTGCTGGGCTTGCATAATATTCATTAATTTTTTTACGTTTTAAAAACGCATCCATATCAGTCTCACCAAGCGCAGCCATTTCTGCGTGGGTAGACATAGCTTGCAATTGTGGGCGATATGTATTTGGATCGTCTCCGGGTTTAACCCTAGACACTTCTTGAGCGTGTGCAAATGCAGTGCCCATTAAGTTTGGGTCACCAGATCGTGTCCTATTAATGACGTGCATTAACGCAGAGTCGTATTCGTGATGTAAACCACGACCACTAACCCTACCTGCTTGGGACCTCATCTCATCGGATACATGGCTTTGAAAAGCTTGGTCAATAAAATTGGTAAATGACGTTTCCGGGACTGGTTGTACTGGTTTTATTTTTGAAAATTCAACAACCTTAGCAGCTGTGTCTGCAGTAGGTGTAGATGCCATAAAGTCTCGAAATCCAACTGGGTCATCTACTACATCAACTCCGTACTGATCTTTTACGCGCTGTTGAAATGGAGATTTCTGAGAACCTTCTTTTCGTTTTAATGTGAGCCATTCATTTGCAACAATAGATGGGCTACGTCCAGCTCCTCGTTTAGATATGTAATCTTCTAATTCTGTTACCTGTTGTTGAACAACATCTTGATCGCTACTCCAAGCATCAGGTTTAAATTCATGGAATTGATATCCGCTTTTGGGAGCCATCCATGTTGGGACACGTGGGCCTTCTACAACAGGTGTTGGCGCACCAAAAAGTGAGTCAAACAAATCCATATCATCATCGTTTACACCAGTTGGATTAGATGGATTTGGAGATGTTGTAGGAATTAATGCGGATGTCAATGCCGATGCCATTTATTTATCTCCCTCGATTAGCCTTGTAAACCATAGTTGCTTGCTTTGTTTTAGCTGCACTAGGCTTTGCAACTAATCCTTTTTTACCTGCGTGTTCTCTAGCTTCAGCTCGCTGCATCATTGCAATAGATGGATTAGAAGGCAAGTTGTGCTCTTTTCGTTCCATTGCACTTAATTTTTCACCAGACGAGATTTTACTGCCGTGTTCCTTAGATTCAATTTTCAACAAGTTTCTATATGACAATGTATTCATGTGCTTCCTCATTGACCCCATCATTAGCGTTTACTTCCTTGTGCAGCATTATTACCAGCTCTAACAACACCGCCTAGTGTTTGCGGTTTGCGATTATCTTCTGGGTATGCACCCAGTGTATCTAATAATTTACTTCTCTCCGAACTTGTCAAGTTGTTGTTAGCATCCTTGATTGCAGCCTGCTCTTTTAAGAACATCTTTTTACGTTGCAAATATTGTGACGGATCAACAAGAGAGTCAATTGTATTAATCCGTTTAATATAGTTAGTCAAAACGGAATTAGGTTTGCGTGTTTGAACTTCTGGCGTTGATACTTTTGGCGATGCTGTTTTTGCAGGATCAACTGGTTCTAATGGCTCATTTAAAGGTGATTCTAAAATTGCGTTTGTGGAGATTTTTCTTGTAGTAAGAGGTTTAGTTACACCTGAAACAGATTGATCAGCAGTACCTTTAATTTGTGGATTAGCGTTGGATTTAATTTCCGCTTTCTGCTCAGCCGGTTTAACCTGACTTCGCACTTGCTGAGTTAATGCTGGCATTGATGTTTGTACTGTTTTTGTTGGTGCTTGTGGTTTTGCAGGATTTGCTCCAGTATTACCAGACTGATCTTTTACAATACTGCCTGTCATTTTAGGTTTTTTAATAGGTAGTGACGGTTGGCGGATACCAGTTTCAACTGATTGCTGCATCTGAATTGGCGATGTCACCCTTGATTTAGCTGTTATGTTAGAACCAGATACTGTAGCAACTGGTTTAGTAGTTGAAATTTTAGACGAATCTATTTTCTGCTGCGCATTTTTTAAAACAAATGACTCTTCTTTAGCAGGTTGCACCGTAGGTTTCATTAAACTGCTTTGAACTGACTCAATCTTAGAGTCAGCGTAATCAGATGCAGATATTGCATCTTTAGGTGTCATTCTGTTTTTTACTTTTTGATACTCAATGCCATTTTTAATTTCTTCAATAGCGCCTAGTTTTTGTTCAGGAGAATCACTTGAATTAACTATATTGTCTATTTTTTGTTTGTAAGCTCTTGATCCAACTTCAGACCAACCTAAGAATTTTGATGGGTCTTGTGATCCATGCACTGGGTCATTAAAATTAAATGATTCTACGTGCGTAAACCATGCTTTAGAATCAGCTGTGGCTGGTTTTGTAGTAGGTATAACTGGGCTTTTTTTAGACGCTGCAAGTATCTTGTCTCGTAGCGCATTTCCTTCCTTCTTACTTGTAATAGACCTAGACGGAAGGTTTCCATTTCCTTTTGGAAGTATGTTTGCAATAGCGACTTTTACTGGTGCTTTACCCTTGTTACTTAAATCATTCCTATATGCTTGTGGCGGAGAATGATCAGTAGGAATTTGATAAGACGCAGGAAATACATATACAGTGTGCGCCTTTTTCCCCCAAGATAAAGCTTTCTTTTCAGCTTCTGGGTTATGTGCTGTTCCAGCTGCATTTACTCCGCCAAATGCTAAGTCAATGCGGTTCCCACGTATTGCCCCACCGTGATCTTTAGCTATACCCCAACCGTACCCCGGTACAAAAATCTTACTACCTAAAGGAACATTTGACGGAACAGCAATGTCACCAATGCTGACACGGTCACCAACAGCCGTAGTTGGGCCGCCTTCCATCATGTACTTCCTGCGCAATGCTGGTGTTTTTGCAGATGACGCTTTTGGTGTACCAAAGTAACCTGTCGATACAACGCGCCATCGTCTTCCGGTAGTTGGTTTAGCCATAGTTACATTCCGTACTACTTACAATTCCATGCTCTAAGCGACTTATTAATTCTGCTATTTGGGTCATTAGCTGTCTTACTAGATGTGTTTTTTGCCTTCATTCCAGACATACGTGCACAAAAAGAAGCTCGCCTTCCAGCATCAGCTTTAGTCTTTGGATTAGGGGCAGGAGGCTTTAAATTGGAGCCTGTTGTTCTGTTGTAATGCGCACGTCCAGCTGCATTTAAGCCACCAGATGGATTTTGATATTTTTTGATAACGCCCATAATACACCTCAGTATTCATCATACTATAAGCATCACATCATTAACATTACTTACGGTATACTGTGTTTATGGTACATCTGTCTAATAGAGAACGTGACGTTATTTCTCGCGTGGGAAAACGCATGACATCAAAAGCAATTGCCCTTGAATTGCAAATAAGCCCTCGAACTGTGCATGCTTGTCTTGAAAACATTTACTTCAAACTAAATGTCTCTGGACACAATGCAAGATCAAAGGCTTATGCTGAGGCGGTTAAATTAAATCTTATTGATTAATCTGCAAACGGATCATCAATATCGTCTACCTGTAGTTTTCCGGCTGGTTTAGGGTTTGGAGCTACTGAATCCTGCTCTTTACGTGAATCCAGTAAGTTCCATCCGTCAACAAGCACTTTAACTGACTGCTGCTTTACGCCATCCTTGTTTATGTAATTATCTAATTGAATCTTGCCTGTAATAGCAATTAAGCGACCCTTTTGAGCATATGTACCAAGCGCGTCGCCAGTTTGACCAAAAGCCGTACAGCTGAAAAAATCAGTCTCCTTCTCTCGGCCTTTACGATCCACAGCAATACGAATACTACAAACAGACTTTCCATTAGGCGTGGATCTTGTTTCTGGGTCAGCAACTAGCCTTCCGATTAATGTAACATGATTAAGCACAGTGTTCCTCCAGTGCTAATTATACCGTAAGTAATAGGAGGTTATTAGTGAATCTGTTAAAACTATTGTTTAAGTATTTACTGTTAGTGCTTTCTGATAAAGTTTTAGTTAAAATGTGGGTATTCATCTCAATGGAGTTGAAAAAAAGGAAGAGTGTTAAAAATGCCACCTAGTCAAATGCCAGAATTATCTGGAATGGTCCGTGCCGGTAATGAGCCACAGCAGATGCCACCGCAAGAAGGTGGTGGGCAGGGTGGCGGTAATCCGCTTGAGCAGATCGTAGAAATGGTTAAGCAGGGCGATATTAAAGGCGCAATGGAAGGCTTAACTCAACTGTATCAATCAGGCGCAATTAAGTCTGAAGATGAATTTAAACAGATGCAAGTCCAGCTTGTGCAGCTCTACAAGCAGATGCACGGCGGTGGCGGTGGCGGTGAACAAGGCGGAATGTCTCCACAGGGACAAGGCGGTATGCCACCGGGCGCAATGGGAGGTATGTAATGGCAGCTGAAGTTAAAAAAGGCATGTATTCAGGCATGAAAAAAGGCATGAAAAAGGGCATGTATAAAGGTGATGATATGGATCACAACGGAGAAAAGATGTGTACTCACTGCAAAAAACCAGCAAGTAAGTGTACCTGTTAAACAAATAACGAGGGAGTTTTTAAAGCTCCCTCGTTATCTTTTGGTAGTTGTTGTCCCTGTTTGATATTGTTTCAGGGTGCCTGATTATAGCTGTTTTTGAGTTACAAGTCTAGCTTTTCTGCACTCTGGGCATGCACAAAGCTCACTTTTTTTAACTTCATAAAGTTTAACCCCAAGGCTCTCTATAGTGTTATTACAGAGATCTTTATCCTTTGTTAACTCATAAACTAAGTACCAAATAGCTTTTAATAAGTCTTGTTGCGTAGAATTACTGTCTTTTCTTCCGCGTCGTTGAATGTATTTCAATACATTAAACAAAGGTCCTGATAAATTCCAATCAGTAGCTACGTCTACTGTTTGATATTTATTCCTATAGTGTTCAAAATGCATTAATAATCACCAGTGCTTCCAAATCCACCGTCTTTACGTTGTGTTGGAATATCAAATAAAACATCATCTGCAACAGCAACAATGTCAGGAAGTACTACTGGAGCAATTACTAATTGCGCAATAGCCATACCTTTTAAAATAACCCTATTGTCTTGACTGCCGTTATATAGCAATACAAGAATTTCCCCTTGATAGTCCTGATCAATAGTTCCGGGGCAGTTTTGTACCCATATGGATTGCTTATACGCTAATCCAGAACGAGATCGGACTTGCGCTTCATAACCTTCCGGGATTTTAACCTTCCATCCAGTGTTTATAAGTGCATTACAGCCGGGTTTGATTGTAATTGGCCTAGCGTTGTACGCTTTAAGATCTACACCTGAAGACGCTGGTGTCTTGCGGACAGGAAGAAAGGTGCGATAATCGTCTTCTGGCTTACCGCACCATTCAACCTCTAGCTTCACGATACGGATTCCAACGCCATTTTCACAAAACTAATAACAAACTTGCTAGGTACCTTGATTTCTACGTCTGTAGCTGCGTCACACATCCACTTGGCTACAGTAACAACGTTACCTTTGACTAGTTCTGTGCCATTCATCGTTACAGTAAACAAGATGTTGTTGTTTTCTGTAAAATCCAACGATTGCGTTACGGAAATATTACATCCGGGTCCGGGTTTAAGTAGGTTCATGTCTTTCAGTATACCGTAAGTAATACTCTTCTATTGCACGTTGTTGTAATTCTATAAAAAATCTGCATGGAACCTTTACTCCATGCATCATTTTTAAATAAATTACCGTACAAGCCGTTCCGATGTCCGGACTGTTGATTTTGTGGCCATGTAGCGTAATTTCAAACGCTCCCGAAGGCAATTCTTCAACACGAATATCAGAATCAACGCCTATATCAATCAACAACGTCATGATTCAGACCCTAAATGGTATTTTTCAAAGGCTGTTGTTGTAACAGGAAGCACTTCTTTTAGTACATTCCAGCAATCTGTAGCGACTAAGCGATGCTCTTCCTGTGTGTGCTTATCCATGCGGACACGGCAGTAGTGCATCCAGTCACGCACAGTGCCTTTCATGTAGAGGCGTGTGCCTACACACAAAGGCAATACCATGCGAGCTGACTCTAAGGCTACCCCTGACTGCACAAGATCGTTATATGCGCGTATAGCAACAAGAACTGGAGCAAGTGCTTTGTTGTTCATTTGGAATTGTGTTTCCTCATCTTCAAATGGGACGCTCCCCTGTCTGTTAGTGCTGCCTTTGCGACGCATAACAGGCAGGTCCATCTCAATCTTGCTAGGATCAGAATACCGTTGACTGAATTCTTGGAAGCGAAAGCTTCTATGGCGCAATATTTGTGCGGATACAGCCCTAGACGTATAAATTTCCATGGTTACGTCAACCATTTCAAATACAGACCAATGGCCTTCTTTCATGCAGTAGTTGAGTAATCGTTCGTAATTAGGGTTATTTTCGTTGTCGGATGATACACGAGCTAGGTGAATCATAAATTCTTCTGCGTCTGGTTGAATATACTTAAGTGTAGCTGCCATTTATCTACCATTTATCTGCACATTGGTGCTCCAGACGGGACTCGAACCCGTACACCTTGCGATAACAGATTTTAAGTCTGTCGTGTCTACCATTCCACCACCGGAGCCTTGTCATATTATACCGTAGGTAAGTATGGTATTATGTGTGTGCAACGCGATGAAAACTTAAAAAGTCCACCCATCATGCCGATATGACATTTAGGTCGAGCGAAGTAAAAAGCCCCTTCACAGAGGGGCTTTTTTTATTCAACAACTGGTACTGCTGTAATCCGTTTTCGGTTTATCGGTGGCTTAGCCCAAGCTAGTTGTTTATTTCCACCAGAATATGGGACAGCGTGTCCGTCTCGCACTAGTTGCTCGTTTAGTGTGCAAGGTGACTTGTCAGTGCGTACGTTGACCAACCTGCGACCATACTTGTCTGCCTTAGCTTCTACTTGGATTGAGAACTTTTCGAGCTTGGCTGCTGCGTCATCAAACCAGAACTTGGCTTCAAGGATGCATTCTTTGCCTTCTGCCGTAGTCTTCTCAGGCGTATCAATTCCATGCAGCCTACAGTGCTGATCAGCAAGCCATATCCCAAAACCAAGATCGATATCGCAGACGAAAGTATCTCCGTCAATGACACGTTTGTATTTGATTCCATATTCGTACATGTTGTTAGTATAGCAACAAAAAAGACCAGCGTGGCTGACTGGTCTTTTCTGTTTGCAGAGTTAGTATATGTCGGGACAGAAGAGGAGGTTTCTGTTCTTTCTATACAGCTCACCTCTCGGTGGCAACTCTACTCTATCATAACGCTACGCCCTGTGGCAGAAAGATGAGAAAGGTCCACAAGGCATAACGTCATCCCCGGTGCGTTTACATGCATGAGGGAACTCCTACTGCTGGGATCGAACCAGCGACCATTCGGTTAACAGCCGAACGCTCTTCCGCTGAGCTAAGTAGGAAGGTCTGTACTACTGACGGATTCCAACCGTCTTGGGGCGAGATGCGAATTACAGAGCTGACCCCAAACTGCCGCCGGGTCACAGGTATGGCCTTTGCAGAGGTAGCGAGTAGTACATACCGTAAGTATATCAGGTTATATGGATGTTATAGGAGGTTAGAGAGTATCTTCTCCGTGAGGAGATATAGAGGAGAGAGGAGAGAGAATATAGCTGTTGGAGTCCCAATGACTGGTGGAGCACCCCGGCAGGGGCTTGCCATGCCACCACCACACCCACCCCCACCCATCCACCTGATAACCACCGCTAAACCCCGCCACTTTATATGGCATACCGACCACCCGGTCTGGTATGTAACACACACGATACCCTATCGGATATGTGACGTACGGTATCATTACGACACACATACTCTAAAACACACTAGGATGGTAAACACTATGACACACGCTGAACTCAAAACGACCCTCGCCAACATCACCGCTAAGGCTCCTGCATTGACATCGACCGTACAACGGGTCGCGATGTTCATCACGCCTAGCGCATCGAACCTGTTCGCTCAGACACAGGTCAAGTCAATCATCACTGCCGCGGCTATTGAACAGACCACGGGCAGAATGGACGCTGAAACCTTCATGTTCATTGCAGAATCCTTGAAGGATTTCAAGTCTGTGACTTGGGTGGATGCATCACCTGTGAAGGTTGCCGACCCGGTAGCCGATACGGTGAAGATGGCTTTGGACTACGCTGGTCTGAAGCGGTTCTAACCCCAATGACCACACTCGGTACACAATACCGGGTGTGGTCTCCCAAAAAAAATCCAAAATTTTTAACCACACAAGAAGAGGTTGAGTTATGTCCTTTGCTACACACACCCCACGCACACAGAGTATTGTAGTCCCCCGTCTTATCGCGACGTGGACTATCACAGAGCTTTGGTCTAACGAGACCTCTATTGTCAACGAGTACCACAACGACCATGATGCAGACCTCATCTGCCGGTTGTTCTTTGCTTGTAATGAAATTATGAAGACTACGCATAACGGTGAGCTTCATGCTACGGATCTTGTCCACATGACTCGCCAGTGGACACATGACAGCTTTGCGGCTGGTTGCGCCACATACACACGAACAGAGGTAACAGAATAATGTTAGACGCAGACATCACAACCCCTTCCGGTATCCGTATACAGATTGTCTACTCGCAAGGGTTTCATACAATCACTCTTTCGCTTGGTCAATCACGGTTGAGCAGTAAGAGTTCCAATTGGTACACAGTGAAGGACTTTATGAAGGCAGCTACTGAGATGGCTGTTTTCCTCACCTGTAACAAGGTCCCACGTGACTTTACTGACACACTGCATATGCTGGAAGGAATGCGTTAATGAGACTGCATAAAAGCGATATCGAGTTCATCAAGAATGGGCTTACCGCTATCATCATCGTCGCTGGTTTGTTGTTCATGTATTGGGGGCTTTCGCAGCTCCCAATGCACCACTATGGAGGAGTCAAGTAATGGATCATATGCAACGCACACGCTATCGTGACGGAGTTTGGGTCGTGGCTACACAAGTCAAGACCCCACGCCGTCCAATCAATGAGGCACGACGCGCCATGTACAAAGCAATGGCTGATCGCCCACTGACAAAGGATGACCTTTGGCTGATTGATGACAGTGATGGATACGTTGATGTGTCCTTCGGGTCAATCGACAATCAGTTGTTGCGGAAGATGAGAGGAGGCAAGTAATGACACAAGAGAAGACAGCCGATGAACAATGGAGGGAGCAATTATATGCTCGCCAAGACCACCTTGAGCTTGTACGCAAGCGTCGGTGGGAATGGATGCGTAGCATTAACATTGATACTTCACTTCAACTTGCAGCATTAGCCATATCCCGTGCTGAGATGCGCGACTTGGTACAACTCGCAATCGCCAATGGAGTCATCAACAAGGGTGGACACTGCCCTAGTGGAACCACTGTGTCTTACGAGGGCACTGCTACATTCATTGCCTACGGCATTGAGTGGACTGCCACCGGGCATAAAACACGCGGACGCTGGGATGAAAACATGTGGCTCGTTGGAGCTGATGGCAACATCACCATTGAGGGAGGCGGACGCAAGTACGTCATCGCACAAATCCCTGAGTTCGTTGACGGATGGTGGGAATACCTCGTTGAAGGCGAGGAAGGTTTGATTGGTGCGATTTAAACTGGAGGGGAGGAGGGCTTAGGCTTTCCTCTCCTCCTTTTTTTTGTCGCAAATTATAGAGGTACACAAATGTTCAAACAAATAAAACTCGCACTCGGCACAGCCATCTTTAAACAGACTGAAAAAGTCATTGCACGATCATACGTGCGTCAATGTGAGAAACTCGCTGATGGTGACGAAATGAAGTTCAACGACTATCTCAAACCATCCATGCTCCCCATCTGTTTATTCACTTCTATTACAGAAGAAAAAGATAACACTGTTCTTGACGGTGAGTTTGTCTGCGTCCGCAATGAATTCGATGAAGAATGGGTGCTGACGTTTGATGATTATGTTCATGCCAATGAAATGGCAGAGCAATACCTTGAGATCGCCGGTCACAAGGTAGAGGCACGGAAAACACCTGCCCCTTACATCTTTACACACAGCGCACCAATTATGGGTGCATTAATGTGCAAAACAGACGGAATAGTGGTTGAGACACCAAGCACTGTGTATCGCGCTATTTACAAAGACATTGTAACCAGTGAGCGATTCAAGAAAGCACGAGCGAATGAGTTGAAGAAGAGAATGGAGAAAGAGAATGGATCTTAATTGCTTCATGGCACTGAAAGATGTGCTACAAGCAACCAATGAAGACATCGAAGCCATGCAACCAATGGGTTTTGACATCGACATTACAAAACGTAAGTACACTGAGTTGCCCATCAAAGAGTTTTACTTTGATGCTGGACACTTCATGCGTCTTGCACGTGACCCTGCGTTTAGAGGTTACATGATTGCGCCAACAACGTGCAATGAGCCAAACTGCCCAATGTACAACGGTGGCAAATGGTTGTTCTCATTCCATATGCATGGCGAACCATACAAGCGTGAGTGGACATTTGTGTCTAATAAGCATATGGTTGACACCATGTGTGGTGACCACAGCTGGTTGCATCTGCGACTAAGCTAATTGATATGGGGAGAGTTAATTCTCTCCCCAAAGGAGAAAAAATGGCAAAGATTAATGGTAGTTTTAATTTGCATGCAGAGTTTATGGCTCTTATGACAAAACCAACAGAGTACGACTGGAAGTCTGTACCTATTACACTGACTAACACTGAGTTCTACGTTGATAACATCGACATCAACATGGACGCAGAGGGAATGTACAACGTGACTCGTGCTGACCATTATGGTACTGAAATTAGCAACAAGTACATCTGTGAAGTGTTTGTCAAATTTACAGCTGAAACTCGCGCTCGTACCACCAAACCAGAAGCAACTTCTTTCACAAAGAGGTCATTCCCAGATTTGTTGGAGATTATTGACGAGGCCTTATTCCCTCAGAAATGGACAATCCAACAAGTATCAAACCTAACAATAGAAGGTAAACAAATTGAAGAAAACAATTGACACAA